TAACGGATATCGTGTCACAATAGAATACACATTAATAAACAAAGATTCAATTTCTAGTAAATATACCGGTGATGTTACCGGAGTTTACGGAATAAAACGATTATATTAAAAAAAAATTATGGCTTATAAACAAAATTTCGGTAGAGACAATTTAACAAACCTCAACATAGCTACTCTCACTAACGGGGGTACTGATCCAGAGACTGATCCGGTTAAACCTTTTGAGCCGGTGGATGGAGAATTCAATGAAACACTTCCCGAAATTACCATCACAGGCAAAGGAAATAAGCCTGTAACAGGGCCTTCAAACCGCGCTGAGTCTATAGAGCGTCAAAAGCAAATTAAGGCAGGCTATGGAAATATGCTGGATATAAGTTATGACTCCGATAACGCAGTTATTAATCAAACAACTTCAACAGTAGAAAAAATAGGAACTGATGGGCAACCTTACTCTATGACTCGAAATAGCTTTGTAAGTCCGCAAGGAGGCACAGCAACAAATGTGGACACCACCCCTAGCCAAGCTTTTATTGGCCCTCAAGCTGCAGGAAAGTTTTTTAACAGTAATGAAGATCGGGCGATAGTACAAAATAGCACTAATTACATGAATAGTCCCGCTGGTCAGAAACGCCGAGGGAGCGAAATGCAAAATTTTGGAACTTTTGTAGAAGGAGGAAAAGATTCAGGAAAGCCTCTGAAAACGTATATGCAAAACCTAAACACCGGGAGCATTGTCGGGCAGTTGTCCGGGGAGGGTACTATGAGCTACCTTGGCCAAGGGCAAAATAAGATAGCGAAGAATCGGATAGGCGAGTTTTCAAATAAGTACGGCTACACAAAACTACTTGACGGACATTCAAGGAGTAACCAAACTTTATTAAACTTAAAACCTGCAGAAGCACAGGCGTTTATAAGGGAGGATAGCTTACTTAAACAGCGAAACAGATTTACCAATTTAGCGCATGATGCAGCGGTTAATCACCGTAATAGTATGTTCAGAAAGCCTGACTTAACAAGTGGTAGCGAAAATTAAAAATAACTAATAAAAAAATAATTATGGCGTTTAAAATGACACCGGGAATTAAAGGTAATTCCTCAAATAACTCGATTATGGGCGGAGGCTGCGGAGGAGACAACCAACCACCTTGCCCACCTAGATTTCAAGCAGAAAAAATAATGGTACCGGTAGCGGATAGGTCTTCTAGATCTAAGTCTATTAAATCAAAAAAGAAAGCTGACCAGCCACTAGCACCGCCAAAGCTTAAAATAAATTTACCTAAGGGCTTTAAAATGAGCAAATTAGCTGAGCAACAATATCAAGTATTATTTGGGAATTTATCTGGTTATAAAAATCAGGAAGCACTAGATAAAGCTGTTATGAAATTTGCTAAATTATATGGCAGCCCTATAGCTGGACCTATTGAGGGACCTATCTTGGAGGCACCTGGACCTATTAAAGCTCCTGTAGCAGAAATTGAGGTTCCTGCTGAAGGAGGACCTGAAGGAGTAAAAGCTAAAATAGCAAAATAAAAATTAATAATTAACAATTAAATTAAATCAAAATGAGTAAAGTAAAAAAGATGGAGGTAACTCCAAAGGCGATCACTAAGGACGAGTTAAAAAAAGTTACAGAACTACAAACAGAGCTGCAGTCTTATTTAGCCAACATTGGTGTATTAGAAGTGCAAAAAGCTAAAGCTATTTTTCAGGTAAACATGCTTGAAAAAGAAATGAGCGAGATTAAAAAAGATATTGAGACTAATTATGGTCCAGTTAATATTAATCTTTCTGACGGAACTTACGAAGAAATTAAAGAGTAAGTTATGGAAAGTGTTATAAGAAAAATTAGTATCGGGGCTGACTATAAAAACGAAGCAATGCATTACTCTGTTAAACAGACAGTTTACGGCGGTCACGAAATTTCTCATATAATGTTTGAAGAGTCTGATAATTCTTATAATATATTTATTAAGAAGGTAGATGAGATAATGCCATGGAAGAAGTTTAATTCTAACATGGCTATATCCGTTGAATATGACCTAGAGTATTAATGCGAAGTATATATGATTTTATCATAAAGCCGGTAGGCAAAAGATATGATAACGAAGTTAAGGTTGGGGAGCATACCCTTGTAACAAATAGCTCTATAGAAAGTTTTAAGCATGTTAATAATATTGCTGAAGTAATAGAAACACCCGTTGCGTTTGCGACCCCTATTAAAAAAGGGGATTTAATCGTAATACACCACAACGTTTTTAGAGTGTTTTATGACATGAAAGGAATTAAAAAGAACAGTAGGTCGTTTCTAAAAGACGGCTTATTTTTTTGTAGCATTGACCAAATATATTTATACAAGAGGAATAAAACTTGGAAATCATTTGGAGATAGATGTTTTGTTGCTCCTGTCAAAAATAAAGACATTTTAAGCAGCCAAAAAACCGCTGATCTTATTGGTATACTAAAAATAGGTAACAGCTCCCTAGAGAGTGCTGGAATCAACCCAGGCGACATAATAGGATTTACCCCGAATAGCGAATGGGAATTTGTTGTGGATAATCAAATTATGTATTGCATGAAATCAAATGATATTGTTATAAAGTATGAACTCGATAGAAACGAAGAGGAGTATAATAGCCGCTGGGCACAAAGCAATTAAAGAATTAGTAAAGGTAGCAGAGGAAAAGATCGTTGACTCAGAGGAAGATATATCCGCTGACAGACTTAAAAATGCTGCCGCTACTAAAAAGCTTTGTATACTAGATGCTTTTGAAATATTAAACAGAATACAGGAAGAAGAAAATATGATTGCGGATGCAACTAATACTTCGGATAAACCTGCATTTAAAGGCTTTGCAGAGGGGAGATCCAAATAATGGCTTACAAGCAACAATTATACAGTATAGTGAAAGACTATATTAGGCCCCAAGCAATTAAGAAAAAAAACCGATATGCAAAATGGGAATACGGCTATAACAAAGAGCACGATGTTGTAGTTATAAGCAGGACCGGCAAAATAGGAGATATATATCTAATAAGTGGGGTGCACATTGCATTGCCGCTATTACAAGATAAACCTGACAAAGGTATAAATAAGTGGAAAGCCACTGCCTATCCAAAAGAATTAAGTAAAATAAAAAGTGAAGCAGATTGGATCAAGTACCCAGATGCTTTTAAAGAAAAATGGTATGGGTATATTGACGGAGAGTTTAACAAGCGTGAGGAAGGCTTTTGGTTTTGTAATCAAGATAAGCTTACTTACATTACTGGTACTCACTACATGTACCTGCAGTGGTCCAAGATTGACGTTGGGCAACCTGACTTTAGAGAATCAAACAGATTATTCTACATATTCTGGGAAGCTTGCAAAGCAGACAGCAGATGCTACGGCATGTGCTACCTTAAGAATAGAAGATCGGGATTTTCTTTCATGGCTTCCGGCGAGACCGTTAACCAAGCAACAATATCTTCGGATGCTCGATTTGGTATATTGTCCAAATCTGGACCCGATGCAAAGAAGATGTTTACAGACAAAGTTGTACCAATATCGGTTAACTATCCATTCTTCTTTAAACCAATCCAGGATGGAATGGACCGTCCTAAAACAGAACTTGCATACAGAGTTCCCGCTTCAAAATTTACAAGAAGAAAACTTGACGCCAACGCGGTACCAGAAGAAATCGTCGGGCTTGACACAACGGTCGATTGGAAAAACACAGGGGACAACTCATACGATGGGGAAAAACTAAAACTATTAGTACACGATGAAAGTGGAAAGTGGGAAAGACCAACTAATATACTTAACAACTGGCGAGTAACTAAAACTTGTTTAAGATTAGGTAGTAGAGTTATTGGTAAGTGTATGATGGGATCAACATCAAATGCTTTAGATAAAGGCGGTAAAAACTTTAAAAAATTATACGATAGTTCTGACGTAACCAATAGGAATAAAAATGGCCAAACAAAAAGTGGCTTATATAAGTTGTTTATTCCAATGGAATGGAATTACGAAGGATTTATAGATGAGTACGGGTGGCCCGTATTTGAAACACCTAGAAAAAAAACAGAGGGGCCTCATGGAACACCTATTGAGGAAGGTGTTATAAATCATTGGGAAAATGAAGTTGAAGGTTTAAAAGACGATCCGGATGCACTAAACGAATATTACCGTCAATTTCCAAGAACAGAACAGCACGCTTTTAGAGATGAATCTAAGCAATCTATATTTAACTTAACAAAAATATATCAGCAAATAGATTATAACGAAGAGCTAAGAAACAATACAATGGTTACTCAGGGTAATTTCCAATGGAAAAACGGTATCAAAGATACGGAAGTAATATTCTACCCTAACAAAGACGGTAGATTTTATATTACATGGGTGCCTAATCAAAATCAACAAAACAATATAATAATAAAAAATGGTATTAAATATCCAGGAAATGAGCACATGGGTGCCTTTGGTTGCGATAGCTACGATATCAGTGGTGTCGTTGGTGGCGGCGGCTCTAACGGAGCTTTACATGGATTAACTAAATTTTCAATGGAGGATGTACCTCCAAATCATTTCTTTTTAGAATATATCGCAAGACCTTCAACAGCTGAGATGTTTTTTGAAGATGTATTAATGGCTATGGTATTTTACGGAATGCCAATACTTGCGGAAAACAACAAACCAAGACTACTTTATTATATAAAAAGAAGAGGATATCGAGGGTTTAGTATCAATAGACCAGATAGAACTTACAATAAGTTATCAGTAGCCGAAAGAGAAGTAGGGGGAATACCTAATTCAAGTGAAGATATAAAACAAGCACATGCATCCGCTATTGAAACCTATATAGAAGACTTTGTAGGCCAAAAAGTAGATGGTTACGGAGATGTTTATTTACAAAGAACATTACAAGATTGGGCTAAATTCGATATAAACAACAGAACAAAACATGATGCATCAATAAGTTCAGGGCTAGCATTAATGGCTTGCAATAAGCATAGGTACACACCTAGAGCTGCTACACAAAAAAAAGTGTACGCTTTAGGCTTTAAAAAATACAATAACGAGGGAGCTTCTTCAAAAATAATATAATACATGAATGTAAGTACAAACACTAATAGCCCATTTCCTGATCAGGTAGTCAGCGACGAAGAAAAAGCTACACGAAAGTATGGATTACAGGTATCAAGAGCTATTGAACAGGAGTGGTTTAATTATGGCGGTGCTGGATCAAACAGATATTCCTCTAATTGGAATAACTTTCATAACTTAAGGCTGTACGCTCGAGGCGAGCAAAGTGTGCAGAAATATAAAGATGAATTGGCTATTAATGGCGATTTGTCTTATCTTAACTTAGACTGGAAGCCAGTTCCAATACTTTCAAAGTTTTCTAATATCGTAGCCAATGGGATCACCCAAAGACAATATGATATAACTTCGTATGCACAAGATCCCCAGTCGTTAAAGAAAAGAACAGACTACGCGCAAAATATATTTTTTGATATGGCCACAAAAAAAACACGGGCTATGTCAAGTGAAATATTGCCTTTGGATTTAAGTCGCTCAGGAATACCAGAAGGGCAGCTTCCTGAAACACTAGAAGAAAGAGATCTTCACATGCAGCTATCATATAAGCCCGCTATAGAACTAGCGGAGGAAGAAGCAATAAGCACTGTGCTTGCCACTAATGAATATGAGTTAGTAAGAGCTCGAGTAAATCAGGATCTAGTTAACATAGGAATAGGTATAACAAAAACCTCGTTCAATACAGCAGAAGGGATTGTAGTTGATTACGTTGACCCCGCTTATTGTGTCTGGTCATATACAGAGGATCCTAATTTTAATGATATATATTACGTAGGGGAAGTAAAGTCTATAACTATACCAGAACTTAAAAAAGAATTCCCTTATATATCTAATAAAGAATTGGAAAAAATTCAAAAATTTCCAGGAAATAGGGGAATGATTCAAGGATTTGAAAACTATGATAACAACACCGTGCAGGTATTATATTTTGAATATAAAACCTACACTGATCAAGTATTTAAAATAAAAAGGACGGATAGCGGCTTAGAAAAAGCTATCGAAAAAACCGATATGTTTAATCCTCCTCCAAATGATAATTTTGAGAGAGTAGCTAGATCTATTGAGGTATTGTACGAAGGTGCTAAAATTATAGGCACAGATATAATGCTCAAATGGAATATGTCCGAAAATATGACTAGACCATTAGCTGATACAACTAGGGTCGAGATGAGTTATTCGATGGCCGCGCCGCGAATGTATAAAGGAATTATACAGTCGCTTATAAGCAAATGTGTTGGGTTTGCTGATGTTATTCAGCTTACTCATCTTAAGATGCAACAAGTATTATCTAGAATGGTGCCGGATGGAGTATTTTTAGATGTTGACGGACTAGCGGAAGTAGACTTGGGTAATGGAACAAACTATAATCCTCAGGAAGCATTAAATATGTATTTCCAAACGGGATCGGTAGTAGGTAGGTCTTTAACACAAGAAGGAGACATGAACAGAGGGAAGGTTCCTATTCAGGAATTATCTAGCTCTTCTGGTATTGGAAAAATGCAATCTTTAATTACAGCATACAACTACAATATGCAAATGATTAGAGATGTAACCGGTCTTAACGAGGCCAGAGACGGAGCTATGCCTACCTCGGACGCTTTAGTAGGTTTGCAAAAAATGGCCGCCAATGCATCTAACACTGCTACAAGACATATACAAGATGCTAGTATACAGTTAACTTTAAGCACTTGCGAGAATATATCTTTAAAAATAAATGATGTATTAAATTTTCCTCTTACCAAAAATTCTTTAATGAATAGTATATCTACATTTAATGTAGAAACATTAAAAGAAATTGAAACGCTTAATCTTCATGATTTTGGAATCTTTTTAGAAATAGAACCAGATGATGAGGAACGTGCTGAATTGCAAAAGCATATACAAATTGCTTTGCAAACCAAAGAAATTGATATTGAGGATTCAATAGATATTAATCAAATTAAGAATCTAAAGTTAGCAAATGAAATGCTAAAAGTAAAAAGGAAAAAAAGAAAAGAGCGGGAGCAGGCTATAGTTCAACAAAATATTCAAGCTCAAGGTCAAGCAAATGCTCAGGCCTCTGAAAAAGCAGCAATGGCCGAAGTTCAAAAGCAACAAGCATTAACCGCTGAAAAAGTTGCAATAGAACAAGCTAAGTCCAATTTTGAAATGCAAAGAATGCAGGCTGAAGCCCAGATTAAAAAGGAATTGATGGCCACTGAATTTCAGTATAACATGCAATTAGAAAAAATAAAATCTCAATCTACGCAAACGAAAGAAGCAGAAATAGAAAATCGCAAAGATAAAAGAATAGAAAAAGAAGGAACTCAGCAAAGCGAAATGATAGAGCAGCGCCAAACACAGGGAATGCCTAAGAATTTTGAAAATGGCGGGCAGCAAGCCATGGGAGGCATGGATATGTCTCAATTTATGCCGCAGTAAATAAGTATTTAATAATTATATAATATCATATCATGAGTGAAAAAGCAGAAGGATCTTTTAAGATCAAAACTAAGCCAAAACTAACTGAAGAACAATTAGCGGCTAAAAACAGGGAACCTTTAATAGATATTCCCAGTAATGTAACCCGAGTAGTAATACCTAAAGAAGGAGTAGATGCCATTCAAAAGCCAAGCACAGAGAAAGTGGATGTACATGAACCTTCCAAAGATAGCGAAGATGTGGTCCAAAATGTACCCGAACCAATCATCAAAGAAATTACCCAAGAAAGTAAAAAAGAAGAAGAAATAAAGCAGGAGCCAGTTACAGTAAAACCTAACTTACCGGAAAATATTACTAAGTTAGTATCTTTCATGGAAGAAACAGGAGGCACCATGCAGGACTATATTAGATTAAATACTAATTACGACGATGTAGATCGCGATGTATTAGTTAAAGAATATTATAAAAACACTAAATCTCATTTAAGCGCAGACGAAATCGACTTTATGCTCGATGATAACTTTGCGTTTGATGAAGAGGCGGATGAGGAGCGAGATATCCGAAGAAAAAAACTCGCCTATAAGGAAGAGGTTGCAAAAGCCCGTAAGTTTTTAAATGATACTAAAGATAAGTATTATGATGAGATCAAGTTGAACTCACCTAAATTATCTGGAAATCAGCAAGAAGCTTCGGACTTTTTTAATCAATATAAAGAGGACCAGGAAAGAAACGTCGCTAACCACGAAAAGTTTAAAGCCAACACTACTCAATTACTTAATAACGAATTCGAAGGTTTCGATTTCAATTTAGGGGACAAGAAATTTAGGTATGGCATACAAAACGCTTCGCAGGTGGCAGAAAAACAATCGGACATTGGCAATTTCATAGGGAAGTTCCTTGGGGAAGACGGTGTAATCAAGGATACCGCCGGGTATCATAAAGCGTTGTATGCAGGTGCTAATGCGGACAAAGTTGCAAATCACTTTTACGAACAAGGTAAAGCAGATGCTATTAGGGATGTTGTAAACAAATCTAATAATACATCTAGTGGAGCTAGAAAAGCTGCGCCGTTCGACGGGGCAAAATTCGGTGCATACAAAGTAAAATCAGTTTCTGGAGCGGACTCAACAAGACTAAAAATTAAAAAGTTTAAAAATTAATAACAATGAGTTTATTACCACAATTTGGGACTATTGTCCCTTCACAATCACAGCAAATACTTAACACTAACTACCTACAATGGACCGCCAATGGGGGAGCTGGTGCAGTACCTGCTAATTTCGCTGACTTTGCTCAGCAGTATTTACCAGAAATCTACGAAGCAGAAGTAGAGCGTTATGGAAACAGAACGTTAGCTGGATTTCTAAACATGGTTGGCGCTGAAATGCCAATGACATCTGATCAAGTTATTTGGTCTGAACAAAATCGTTTGCATATTGCTTATGACGATTGTACTTACGCCGGGGGAGCACCTACTGTATTAATTATAGGAGGAGGCCCTACTGCGCAAAATGTAATGTCTATCAACGATACCGTTGTTATTTTGGACACAGTAACAGGAACAGAAGCTAAGGCTGTTGTAACCGCTACTGTACCTGGAGCGTCTGGTGTTGGAAGTGTTACTCTTCAGTTTTACAACGGAAACGTATTAAATACTGCTGGATCTGTATTCACATCTGGTGCTATTAAGGTTTTCGTATATGGATCTGATTACTCTAAAGGTACCACTATTGGTACGGGAGCTGGAAATTCAGCTGCTAGAGTATCTGTAGAACCTGTGCTGACACAGTTTTCAAACTCTCCAATCATTATTAGAGATCAATATGTTGTATCTGGATCAGATACCGCTCAGATCGGTTGGGTAAATGTAGCAACGGAAGACGGAACTGACGGATACTTATGGTACCTAAAAGCAGCGTCTGAAACTCGCTTACGTTTTCAAGACTACTTAGAAATGGCTATGGTAGAAGGAGAATTAAACACAAATGCAGGAGCAGGTGCTTATCAAGACCTACAGCAGCCAGGAACACAAGGTTTGTTTGCAGCTATCTCGGATAGAGGTAATGTACAAACTGGATTCACAGCCGCTAACGGACTAACTGAATTTGATGCAATTCTTAAAAACCTAGATACTCAGGGGGCAATTGAAGAGAACATGTTGTTTTTACAACGTCAAACTGCTTTGGACTTTGATGATATGCTAGCTGCAATTTCTAGTGGACAAACTGGAGGAGTTGCTTATGGTTTATTTGAAAATTCAGAAGACATGGCACTTAACTTAGGATTTAGTGGGTTCCGTAGAGGATCTTACGACTTCTATAAGACAGATTGGAAATACTTAAATGATGCGTCTACTCGTGGAGGAATCACTGGAGTTAATTCAATCGAAGGTGTATTAGTACCAGCTGGAACGTCAACTGTTTACGATCAAATTTTAGGAACAAATATCAGACGTCCATTTTTGCACGTACGATACAGAGCTTCTCAAACTGACGACCGTAGAATGAAATCTTGGTTAACAGGATCTGTTGGTGGAGCTAGTACTTCAACTCTTGATGCAATGGAAGTAAACTTCCTATCTGAGAGATGTTTAGTGACGCAAGCTGCTAACAACTTTGTACTATTCAAAGGAATCTAAAGATTCAAATTAATGTAGAGATGAGGGTGCCTTCGGGCACTCTTACTTTACTTTTTAACTATTAAATTATATTATATTATGGCTAACAAAAAACCCGTAGCTAAACAAGCTACACAAGTAGAAGAAACTGTAGAAAAAATCGCAATCTCTACTATAAAAGAAACAAAAGTAGAATCTAAACCCCAATGGGAAATTAAAGATAGAATATACTACTTAATAGGAAATAAATCTCCTTTAACATTAACAATACCCGGAAAGCACACAAGAAAACATTCTTTGTTGTATTTTGATCCAGAAAACGGAAAACAAAAAGAGCTTAGGTATGCTACTAATCATGACTCTCCATTTAAAGAAAATCAAGATGGCGAAGCAACCTTGGGACATATAATGTTTAGGAACGGAGACTTAAAAGTAACTAAAGAAAAACAAAATTTGCAAAAGCTACTTTCTTTGTATCACCCTTTAAAAGGAAGAATATACCAAGAATTTGATGCGGTAGAAGAAGCTTATGATGATCTAGAATTATTAGATATGCAAACAGATGCAGCCGTATTCGCTAGAGAAATGGATATTGACGATGCCGAGGCTATACTGCGAGTTGAAATGGGTACTTCAGTAAATAAACTATCCTCTAAAGAAATCAAAAGAGACTTAAGATTATTTGCAAGAAGCAATCCTTATTTATTCCTTGAATTAGCTCAAGATGAAAATGTAGGTCTTAGAAATACAGCCATTAAAGCAGCGGAAGCTGGTATTATTGCTTTATCTCAAGATCAAAGAACATTTTCTTGGGCTTCTAATGGAAGAAAGCTAATGAATGTGCCGTTTGATGAAAACCCATATTCAGCAATGGCAGCTTATTTCAAAACCGACGAAGGTGGAGAAGTATTTAGATCTATAGAAAAAAAGATTAATTAGTAGTTTTTAAAAAAACTATGTGATTATATTATAGATGGTGAATTAATTTTAGCCGGCTTCATCACTGGGGCCGGTTAATATTTATAATAAAAAGAAATAAAATGGCAGTAAATGTAGATATAGTTTATAAAACAGTATTACTTATTCTGAACAAAGAACAGAGAGGTAACTTAACTCCAGACGAATTTAATAAGGTTGCTACGCAAGTACAATTAGAAATTTTTGAGAGTTATTTTGATATGCTTAATATGCAATTACGCAGACCAGATAATGATACAGAATATGCTGACCGTATTAAAAATGTTAATAATAATATATCTGTATTTAAAGAAATTGGCGCAGCAACTTATGTGCCAGCAGGAGGGTATTTTACTTTACCCACAACCTCAGGGGCAGGAGTAGCCACTCAAACACTCACGGGAACCGGGGTTATTGTATCGTTTCCTTTTACATCTATAACATCTTCGCAATTACAAACAAGTGTAATAGCAGTTACAATAAATGGTGTATCTACCACAGCGTTCACTATAAGTGGCGCTAACATTATATTTAACACTATACCAGCGCTAAATGACGCTATAGTTATTACAGCGACCTCAGAGGACTTCTACAAGCTGGGTACAGTTATATATAAAGATTCCAATGAAGCGCAGCTATCGCAGCGAAATGAGCTTCTATACATAAACAACAACCCTTTAACAGCTCCGACAAAAACGTATCCAATATATTTGTTTGAAGATCATAAATTATACTTGTATCCAAAGACTATTACAACGGATATAAGCGTAAGCTATTTAAGAAAACCAGTAGACGTTATATGGAATTTTACGGTTCCATCTCAACAAAATTTTTACGTATGGGATCCTACCAATTCTACTAATTTCGAATTAGCTAAAACAGAACAAGCTAATATTATATTAAAAATATTACTTTATTCAGGTGTCGTTGTAAGAGACCCCTCAATAGTACAGATAGCAGCACAGCAAGTGCAACAAGAAAATCAACGCTCAATAATGTAAGATATGCCTATACCTAATGGCGGTTTAATAACCGAAACTAATGAACAATATTACGCTGGAGCACAGAGATTTATTTCGACTGGCGGTACGCAATATACAACTACATTTAATACGGATTTGGTTTTTGGATCTTTTCTTCCCGCAGATCCCGTCTATGCATTAAACAATTTTAAGTTATACACAAGCGCCACTGGTTTACCTGGAACATATACAGAATACATAAACCCCTACACTGTAGCAAATAATACTATAACTTTTCAAGTACTAGTATTTCCACCTGCGGGTACTTATGTAGCCGTACAGCTTAAAGCATTAAACGGAGGAAGTTTTGGAATAGAGGACGCCTTCGGAGATGCCGTACAAGAAAATTATGGAAGCTACGCTTATACATCTTTAAATGATGTTATTAATGGATTTATAGCAACGTATGTAGGGGAGCACAAATTAATAGGAGATGTCAAAA